TCTTGGATAGCTTTAGTAAGATCAGCAAAGCCGGTAAGGTCAGCCATAATCTTGTTACGGATCTCCTTACCCTTCGATGCTGCTTTACCTTTAGCCGCCCCTGCAGTAAGACCGAGCTTAGTGTTACCACCGCCATAGATAAGGCAGTACGTAACGCTCTTACCCTCTTTTCTAGAAGTGCCATAAATGTCAGCAAGCGCAGTGTGAATGTCTCCCTCTAGTAATTCTTTGGCAAACTTGCCACCGTCAAACGATGATAAATAGTGCCCAAGACATCTAAGCTCAAGCCCAGAGGCATCAGCGCCAACTTGCACCCGACCCTCACCAGGTCCGAATAGAGCCCGGTACTCAGAAGCCGAAGGGACCTGAGCGAGATTCGGTTTGAGGTGAGCCTGCCTACCGGTGTTGGTGTTAAGTATGCAGGAATGATGAATCCTTCCACTCCTTTCGAGTTTGAGCCAGCTGTTTTTCCCATCAGATAATTGTCCTAGGTGTTTCTGTAGTTCAAGGATCCGTGAGAACTTAAGAGCCTCAGGAGTACCGATCTCTTTCAGTACTGTGTCGTCAATCTTTGCTCTACCACTAGGTGTACGTTCCTTAGCCTCCCAGCCTCTGAATGTTTCAAAGGCCCAGGCAATGTGATCACGACTTGTCGGACTGAACTCTTTTAGTTTGCACATTGCAGCGCCTTCCACGTACCCACGAGTGGAGTTACCACGTTTGGGTGTGAAGAGGCCACCATCAACAAACAAGAAGGTGCCCCGCATCTCTTCGGAGATCTGGTCGAGTTCTGTCCTTAGCTTCGATTCGAGTACCTGAGCACTCTGAACGTCAAAGGGAAACCCTTCTCGTTCCTGGAGTGCCATGATAAGCGCAATTCGATGCTCTGTCTCGATGCAGTCTTTGTACTGCTCAAGCTTAGGCTCAAACATCTGACAGACTTGCACCGATACCAGTACGTCTTGAGAGCAATACTCCAGCATCTCAGGCGAATATGTAGACCAGTCACCCTCCAATGACTTACCAAACTCTGACTTATGTATGCCGAGTCGGTGACCCCATGCTTCAAGAGAATGCCTACCGTAAAGTTGGGCGGGCATATTGGTAGGACGTGTTCTGAAGTCTCTATCCAGGAGGTCGGTGAAAAATAGACGCGAGAGGATGAGAGTGTCAAATAATTTACCTTTATAGGTCCAGTCTTGAACCAGTTCTTTAATGGCCTCAATGTCATAACCAATAATGTTATGACCCCAGAGTTCATCAGCTTCACCTAGAAACTTCAGACCTTCAGGTATATCCCCGTTGTCCCATCGATACTCTTGATTGGTATCAAGGTCGCGGGCAACTATGCAGTGAATCTTTGTTAGGCCCCGAAGTAATCCGTCTGTCTCGATATCAAATACGAGACGTGGGCCTAGTTTGCTTGTGCTCATGGTTTGATAAAATGAATAATGACTGATGCCTTCATTTATTCACAGCTCGCAGAGCAATCAGTACACCCCGAAGGTCTTCTCTAATAACTTGCCCACCTACTAACCTGGTCATTTCTTGACCCTCACCATCAACAATCAGAAGTGAAGGAAACTTCTCTATCTTGTATGTCTCTACAAGGGACTCGTGCTTTTCTTTCTGAAGTGTTGTGATGTAGCTTTTTAACTCTGGAAGTTCTTTTAACATGATCACCATATTGTCTTTGGTGAGTGTGCAAGGAATGCAATACTCTTTAGTGAATAGAAGAGCTTTAAAATCCATAATCGTCATCTGGTTGAGTGGAAGTGAAAGGGTTGGCTGAAGCGCTTTGAAGACGTCCTGTGTCCTGGCCGTATGCAAGGGTTGCGGCTGGGCCTGTACGTCCATTGAATCTGTTCTTGAGCACGACAAGCTTTGAGGCGTTATCGCCCGACTTAATGTCACGCTCAAGAGCAACAACCAGATCACTCAGTTGAGCAATTGCTTGGCTGCCTCGTAATGAGTTGAGGGTTACTGTTGCACCGTCCTCAAAACCTTTATCACCTTGTGGTCGGCGAAGGTGGGAGATAAGGATCATCCCAATACCTGTCTCCTCAACAAACGACCTCAATTTGGTCATGGTCAGGTCAATAGTCTTGCGTTCATCTTGATTCTCGTTACCTGATAACAGGATGGAGAGGTGATCAAGGATGACCCACTTAACCCCGTTAGTTTTAACGAGATAGCGGATATCATTTAGAAGACTGTCAGGATCACAACTGCCGAAGCCATCCCTAAGGAAAAGCCGACCAGACCCGAGAGTACTATCAAAGGATTTACAGAAGAGCTCATCATCAATTTGATTGTCAATGTGAAGTGGTTTGTTTGCAGCAACAGTCATCAGCCTGAGGCCTGTACGCTTAACACTCTCTTCAAGTGCTATGTATCCAACGGTCTGATCTTGATTGACTAGATGTGTAGCTATTTCTCCACAGAGGGTGCTTTTACCTGTCCCTGAGCCAGCTGTGAGGGTGACAAGTTCGCCAAGGCGGAGACCTCCAGTGACTTCATTAAGGCCTTCATATGGGTAAGTAGCATCCCTCCCGTGCAAAGGAGAAGAAACCAGATCAAAAAGATTTCTACCATCTATGATTGATTTAGGGACATAAGAGCGTTTATTCCAGATGGATTGTCTAATCGCATCTGTATCTCCAACCTGTATGGCCTCTGAGGCATCCTTGTATTGGCCTAGAGTGGCCATGAATACTCGGTCAGATGGAAAGAGGTCGATACACTCTTCAGTAGCCTTGACGCCTGCCTCATCGTTATCAAACATCAGCACGATTTCGTTGAAACCGAGGATGTAGTTGAGCTGATGCTGCAAGGCTTTACGGGCGTTCTGTGCTCCATTAGGGACAGACACCACAGGCCAGTTAGGGCGGGCTTGCCAGACACTTAGAGCGTCTAGTTCTCCCTCAGTAATGACAATTGTTTTGCCAGTACCAAAGAGATGCTGGCCGAAGAGTTGATGTTCTTCGTTCTTACCCGTCCAGGTGAACTTCTTATCAGGACTCCGCTCTTTGTAGGCCACAACGCGACCAGTAGCAGAGTAATAAGGGAACCGGAGAGCAGGTCCCTGTTGCCTGACGTTGAACTTTTTGCAAGTCTCTTCTGTGATCTTGCGTTTGCGAAGGGGAGCAAAGTCCCCGTCATATTGGATCATGCGGGTGGATGATGAGCGGGGTTGGATGGTTTCACCCGTACCTCTTGTGGAATACCCACAGCTAAAGCAATAAGACCCTCCATCGGAATAGAGGGTATAAGCATCAGAAGAGGTACAACTAGGGCAGGGTCCCTGAGAGATGACAACATTCTCAGTCTGGGGATAGTTCATCTACAATCTCCAGATATTCGGCCATTGCTGAGACAATCTCATATTCAGTGAATCCTTTATCTTCCAAATCGTGAAAGAGGTCATCAATGGCTTGAAGCACAGTGAATCGGGTTGTCATGTAAGCCAATCATGTGGGATGTTCGGGAATATGCACCAAGGAAAATCGTGCTTGTCTGCCCAATCTCCATAGGTTGTTTTACTGTTTTTAGAAATAGTGTTATTGCGTTGGAATACGAATCGGATATCTAAGTGGGGATGAGCTTCTTTAACAGCTAACATTTTCCGCCTATCACTAGGCTTGAAGAAACCTTTTGCCTCTATGATTACGTCATTAGGTAAGAAAAAGTCCGGCGTATATTTGGACTTCGTTATGTAATCAAACTTTTCTACTTCGTAAAGGTAGGGAGTGGCTTGCTTGTCAAAGAACTTCCCCAGCCTCTCTTCGAGGCCAGAGCGATAGTTCATGTCTAGAAATCGTAGCTATCGCCAGCAGCAACAGGCTCTTCTGCCTGCCTTACAGCAGGGTCAGCTTGTGAGAAGCCTTTAACAGCTCCGAACATGCCAGCTACTTCCTCAACAGACAGGTCACCCGAGTCAACAGCACCGTTGCCGGTAGCTAGCTCGATGATCTGTACGCCAATGACCTTCATGGAGGTCCCGACGTTGGAGCCCATGCAATAGGGCTTTTGGTCGACGATGATGTTGGCCTTGGTGCCCTTGCGGACATCCTTCAGGACAGCCCGCTCGATTGGAACTC